TGCCGAACGTTGCCCGCTGCTCATAGCTCGGCACCGCCATCCGGTTGACCCGTGGTTTGCTGCTCTCAGTGCAGGGGAAGTCAGGGGTGAAGGTGAAGGTCATGCCAGCAGGCCTCCAGGGCGTTTCTGGCGGATCAGTTCAGCCTGCACCACTTGACTCACCACCCGGCCCAACTGCTCAGCCTGGCCGCCGTCACCTGATACTTTGCTGTTGCCCGAGGCGTCCACGTTTACTACCACGCTGGTGGTGCTGGCGGTGGTGCCCCTGCCGCCCTGCATCGCCACTGGGATACGCCGGCCATCAGGTAGCGGGACATACGCCTCATTCATTGAGCCCTCCCCATACAGGGCCAGCTGGGGGCTATTGGCGATGCCGCCGCGCGCGTAGGTCTTCAGCGGCATCGGGCCTGAGGGCGACATAATCCCGCCATCTGCAAACCCAAAGGCCTTGGTGATGCCCTTAACGATTGGCGCAATTACCATGATCTGCAGCAGCTGCCGGGCAATGTCCTTCAGCACGCCGGCGGCAATCTCGCGCAGGCTGTTGCCCCAGTTATCGGTGCCCTCAAGCAGCAGATCAAACGCTGAAGTGAGGCCGCCGCCGATCGTATCGGCAATGCCCATGACAAGCTGCTTGTTGCGCTCCTGCGCTTCAGTCAGGCCGGCGGATGCTGTGACAAGCGCAGTGATTTCCTCCTTCTGCGCGGCGTAAAACTCGGGCATCTCGCGCTGGATCTGCGCCAGCTTTTCGTTGATGTCGAGCTGGCGTTCCTGATCCTGGGTGAGCAGGCCCGACTCGCGGCGCAGCTCGGTCATTGCGTCGGCTTGCTGCTGGGTCAGCTCCTTAAGGCCGCCTTGATAGGTCTTGTCGGCCACGTCCACGTTGAGCCGCGACAGCTGGTTAATCAGTTCCTCAAACGGCTTGATGTCAAGCGAGCCGTTAGCCGCGTTAACTTCCCGCGCCAGCGTCACCACGTCGAGCGTGAGCTGCTTGATCTGCCGGTCGTTCTCGGTGATGGCTTTATTGCGATCCAGGAACAGCTGCTCCGTCCGCGTGGCGCCCAGGCCCTCATAGGCGGCCGTCACATCCGCCACGCTGTTGCGCAGATCCTCCTGCAAGCTGATTGCCTGCTGGGTGAGACTGGCGCGCTTTTCTAGCAGCCGCTGCTGTTCATCTGCAGCACTCTTGGCATCTGCTGCTGTTCGCTTGGCATCGGCTGCAGCGCGCCGTGCTGCAGCCGCAGCATCGCCATCAGCTGCGCTGGTGTCCACCTCCATCCCACGCCCACCTGTGCGCCGACCGGTGCCGGGTGATGCCGCAGACCCAAAGGCAAGCTTGTTCAGGTCTTTGATAGCTTGCTGCGCTTCTGCAAAGCCACTGCTTACACGGTTGGTGATGGTGTTGAATGCACCGCCAAAATCGCCCGCAAATGCTTGGCTTGCCGCCTGCGCTGCTGCAACGATGTTTTTGATCAGGATGTCAACCGCTTTAACCACGGTGTAGATCGCAACCGCAATGCCGCGAATCACGCCCTCAATCACCTTAAACAGCGCCGTCCAATCCTGATCAGTGTCAAACAGATCGCCAAACACCTCAAGGATCGTCTGCAGCGCCGGCAGCAACGCATCGGTCAGCTCCAGCCCGAATCCTTGGGTCTTGATGCCCAGCTCGGTGATTGTGTCATTGAACAGATCAGAACGCGCCGCAAAGTCCTCGCCCACCTTGTAGGTGAACTTATCCATGCTCGCCGCGCCTTCATTCAGCAGCGGGATAAGATCCGCGCCGGACTTGCCAAACAGCGCAACGGCTGCGGCCGCCTTTTGCGCGCCGTCTGGCATGTCGGCAAAGCGATCAGCGATCTGCTTAAGGGCTCTATCCGCTGGCACCACCTGGCCGTTGGCATCCTTGACCCCGACACCAAGCGCCTTGAACTTCCGCGCTAGTTCGTCGTTGCCCTCTGCTGCCTTGACGAGATTGACGCTTAGCCTTGTCAGGCTTTTGCTTAGCGTGGCTTGATCAACGTCTGCCAGTTTGGCTGCATTGCCCAGTCCAATCAGCGCACTGGCAGCAATGCCGGTCTTCGCCTGCAGGTTGAACAGCTCATCCCCTGCATCAATAGATTTCTTTACGATTGCCCCCAGTCCGCCCACAATGGCGCTGCCAGCGATTGCCGCGCCGAATCCAGCCACCGCACCCTTTAGCGCGGTGAAGCTCATTGCCGCGCTCTTTGCCTGGCCTTGCAATCCCTTCAGGGAGCCGCCCAACCTGCGAATATTGTTTTCACCCTGAACCTCTGCCTTAATGCGCAGAACGGTGTCGCTATTCATTGCCATATCAATCGCTCCGTTTATTCACAGTTGCAATAACCGTGGCTTCCATAACTTGGAGATCTTCGAGCATGGAGCGCTGGTCCTCCGCTGCCACTGCATACAGGTTAAAGAGCCATTCCACCGCTCCATAGTCCAGGCCCAGTAGGCCGCCCATTGCAGAGCGCCACTGGGTCTGAACCCGAAGAAACATCTCCACTGCCAACCAGTTTTCTTCCCACACCTCAAAGTGCTCAGTCTTTGTCTGCGCTGGCTCAATCTTGATGCCAAGCGCCGCTGCATCAGCTGCAGACTCATCAACCACAGTGCCGCCGGCCCAGTGCTCAGCGGCACCTATCAGTTTTTTCTCTTGGCTCCTTTGATGCTGTCCATGTAAGCCTTTACGACAGCCACAGCAAGAAACGGCACCTCTAGCAACTGATCTAGTGCGTTCTGACTGAATGGCACATCTTTGCCGCTGTCATCATTGACGCCTGACCATCCAACCAGCAGCTCCTTAGCAATCTCGGTGATGCGCTCCAGCTCGCTCAGGTCTTCTACCTTTTGCAGCTCTGCAACCATCGGCCCGATTTTGCTTTGTGGCAGCCGCTTAAATTCACCATCAAAGGTCTGCCGCTCATGTCGCCCGCCATCAATGGGCACGTCAAAAGCAACGGGCCACGTAAAGCTGTCAGATTGCTTAAGAACAAATGCCATAGCTCTCACTGGGGAAGTGCATCCACAAAGTAAAGAGCGCCTGCAGCAGTGCCGCAGACGCTCGTAATGCCTCCCCAGGCACTTCAGGCTAAGGCTTAGGCGTAGACGATGCGCAGCTCATCGTTACCGGCGTCCGATGGGATGAGCGTGACAGGCAGTCGCAGCATCTGGGTACCGTTCAGGTCTTCGTATGCAGGGGCGCCGATCTTCACCCGGTTGGAGTAAATCGCCGCGATGTTGTTGGCGACCGTGCCGTGAATGAATGACAGCTCGCCTAGCAGACTGTCATTGAGCGCGTCGGTGAAGTAGTCCTTTTGAGCCATTGTTGGCGCCTCGATCAGCACGTTGCCGGTGATGGCGCGGTCAACAATCGATACCTCCTTGCCGCAGCCGATGCGCTCGCTGTAATCAATCGTGTTGCCGATGTCCAGCGATACGCTCTGAAGGCAGCCTGAGTAACCACCCAACCGGAAGCCGCCTGAGTTGCCCTGCCTGAAGATGTTTGGCGTGGCCTGGTTGCCGTAGGTGGCTACCGGTGGCGTCACATCAGCCGGCGCTGAATAGAGGCCTGTCATCGTGAAATTGAGCAGCGGCAGGCCACCAACCTCAGCATTAAGCGAGAACGTGCCGCGGTTGCCAGGCGAGCGGTGGACTACCGAGTCGATGTAGGTGTAGATCGTTGAGCTGCCATACGCCGCCGACACAGGGGTGTAGGCGGTCTGCACGTCAATGGAATAGACGCTTGTGGCTGAGGGCGTCACAGTGCCAGCCAGGGGCAGCAGGGTGGCGACCTTGGTAGCGCCCACATAACCGGTGATAAGCGCCACCGTGCCGGCACCAGTGCCGCCGGTGATCCTGATGATCATGCCGGTGTAGAACCCGTTCACAGCGCTAGCAGAGCCAGCAAGGGTGATGCTATTTGCAGCGCCCGCTGTGGCGGTTCCGGTTACAGCAGATCCCGTGGTAGTGGCTGCGAAACCGCATGAAGTGATCAAACGGCCAGGCCTAGGAGCGGCACCGACAACACCAGAGCCTGCAAGCTCCACACCGAACTCAGATCCGCTGCGAACGTTCGCCATGAACTGCTCGCCAGCGCCGAGGTAGCCCCGCACAACCTCACGGTTCACCGTGTCGCCTTGCATTGGCGTCGGGTTAAGGCTCTGCAGCAGGATTGCGTCCGCGCCATCGGGCACAGCATCGGCGCCGTAAGTGGCCTCGCTCTCAACAACAATCCAGCGCTTATTGGTTTGAAGGCTCATTAGATTTTCTCCGTTTTGGGTGTACGTTCGCCGGTGCTCATATCAAGCACATACTCACCGCCCTGCCCGGCGTACGGGTCAGGCACAGGATGCGCCACGGGCTCGGGTGTTGGTTCGTGTTCTGCTTGGGTCCGAGCCATAGCGCTGGATCGTTTGCATTAGCCTATGGAGGGCCGCTAAGCGCCTAGGTCAGTGATGCTGGTGCGGTATTGCACGCGATAGGTCAGCACCTCCACCACTGCTGCAGACTCAGCTCGGTCAAATTCAGGCGTGCGGCTCATTGGCCAGATGTCCATCACCAAGCCGCCGAGGCTGCGATCAGCCATCAACAGGCTGTGAATTGATTTCACAACCGGATCAGCGACCTGATCGGGGACGGTGCCGCGAGCGATAACGGCAATCACCAACGTAAACAGATGGTCGATCTTGCACGTTGAAACGGGCTCCGGAGAGCTGGTGCTAGGCCCTGGCTCGATCACCACCGATTTTGATTCACTTCTGCTGAACGCTTCCTGCCTGCTGCGATACACCCGCCCCGTTGCGCCAGCAGTCGCAGCTAGCAAAGTGTTAACAGCGGCTAGGATTTGCTCGCGTTTGGTGGTCATACCCAGGCCTCATCTACATCAGGCGTTGCAGGGTCATCGGCAATAAATTGGCCGTCAGCATCACGCGCCCGCTCGCGCTCAGGGGCTAGCCCGGCGATGAAGGCCGCTGGCAGGTGGTGCTCAGCCGCCATCGTCGCAATGCCGCCGAGCAGCTCCGGTGAAATGGCGCCGGTTGCCATTATCCGCTGCCATAGGCCGGTGAATAGCCGGTGGTCGCCCTTGCCAGCTTCGTTTAGGGCCGTGGGCAAGGCGCCAGCAACAGGGCCAGGGAGGGCTTCCCACAGGGCGCTGATGCCTGGGTGCATGGCTAGGTCGATGCCGAACTCCATCCAGTCGGGTTGCGGGGCGTTGGCTAGGTCGTATGCGCTGATCTCTTCGTCAGTGGCGGGGCGGATGGTCCAGGTTTGCTGCCAGCCTTTATCAGTCAGCGTGGCGCCGTTGACGGGGCGCTCAGTGCGCTGGTCGTAACTGGGATGGGGCGTGGGGTGGACGTTGGCGTAGCCGAAGGGCGCCAGGTCCTCGTCGGTGGGGTTGGCCGGGAAGCTGACGTTGGGGTTGGCCTGGCGGACCTCGTAGAGGCTGGCGGGGTAGGCGTTGGTGAGGAGGTTGAGGAGGTTCATGGGTTAGATCGGATAGCGAATGATGACGATGCCGGAACCGCCGGCACCGCCGTTGCTGCCTGCACCACCTCCTGTATTCGCTATCGGTGCGACATAGGTACCGCTGGTATACCCTCCACCACCGTCAACTGGGGCTCCAGCTCCGCCGAATCCAGCACCAGCGCCCCCGCCAGCACGTACTACCGCAGACCCAGTAATCGATGATGTCTTTCCAGATCCACCTGTAACGCCAGAGCCTGCTGATCCGGCACCGCCACCGCCACCACCTGATCCAGGGTACGGCTGGCCTCCGGCACCATTATTCCCTTGGGACGGAGATGTTGCTGGGGTGTTTCCGGCACCGCCAGACCCAGCGCCGAAGTTATTAGTGCCACCGCCACCGCCTGATCCGCCAAAACCACCGTCTTCCCCCCTGCCACTAGCATTGGAGGAGCCAGCGCCGCCACCGCCAGCCGCCGCAATACCAGCAAAGCTAGATAAAGATCCAGGAGAGCCATTAGTGTTGCTACCTGGCCCGCCAGGGCCACCTGTGCCAACAATGACGGAGTAAGTCTGAGCGGATAAAGCAATTGATCCTTCTCTATAGCCACCCGCGCCACCGCCACCGGACAAACCTATACCGGCGCCACCGCCACCGCCAATAATCAGATACTCAACAGTGCCACCGCCTGTTACGACTAGATTGCTGGTCCCAGTGGCTGTAAATTGATGGACTCTGTAAGCAGTTCCGCCATCTAAAATAGTTGATACCGTCCCTCCGGTGGCGGCAACGGGAGAAGTGCTATTCGTCGCCGCCAACAACGCACTACGTCCGCCAATCATCTCTACGCCCTCCCCTTGAGTGCCGTGACCTCAATTACACTCACGCCACCTGTGACCGTTATCACCACAGTTTCTAGATCGCTGGCTGTCAGCGTCGGCGCCGTGCCGCCATCCCATTTCACCGTGTAACCCGTATTCCCCGTAAACCAAGACACCACCCCGCTTGTGTAAGCAAAACTGAGCACCCCCCGCCACCGATACCCACTAGGCAGGCTTGTCAGGTTCGACAGGTTGATTGTCGTTGCCCCAGCTATTGCAGCAGCAGTTACAAACTCATTAGCCGCTGTCACATCCAACGTATAAACACCGCTGGCGGCAGTCACCGTGCTTACTAACTGAATGGTGCTGCCGCCTAGAGTCAGCTCAAAGCCAGATGCAGGGGCAACGTTTAAGCCAAGGGCGGCAAGCTGAGAGCTGCTGCCACTGCCAGATGCTGTATAGGAAATTACCCCAGTCGCAGCGTCGTAGCTCAGCGATCCACTCACCGAGATCGCATTACGCGCCCTGGCGTTGGTGTAGTACAGATTGACGCTACCCTCGCTCACCGAGTCGGTACTGCCAGGGCTGGAACTGATCTCGACGTAAGTTGAGCCGCTCCAGCGGTAGGTTTTATTCGTATCAAGCGCAACGTAGATTTTGCTGCTCTCGCCAGTTGCCGGGAAGCCCGCCAGATTGGCGAACTCCAAAACATCATCGACGTAGCTCGGTAGCAGCGACGACGGCACCAGTCCGCTACCGTCCAGCCGCGCCAAACCGTTGGCAGTGTTCACCGCCAGCTCTAGCCGCCTGGTCCTCGTCCAGTACCCCTGCCCGTCCTGGCTGCTGGTGTCCGTGATTGTCAGCGGTAGGCCCGCTGTCACCGTCACGTTCTGCAGGAACTTGTCTTCCGCGTAGCTCTTAACTGCAAACTGCGTCGGGACGGTGTTGCCATCAGGTCCGCCGGTTGAAGCAATCAGCGCGGCGTTATTACTGACCTCTCGTAGCTGCACACCAACGGAGCTGATGCCACCGTTGCGGCTGAATGGGCCGATAAAATTCAGCCCGCTCAGGTTAAATTCGTCGGTGTTAATCGTGACACTGCCAGTCGTTCCATCAACACTAAATTGAGTGCCGACCTTGAAATCACCTTTTTCATTTGTGTTTGACGAATAAACTCGGCCATTATTGGTTTCAACAATCGCATTTTCTTCAATGCCGACGCCGCCGTTCCACGGCAAGGCGTCATAGTTCAAACCACTGCCCACGTACTCAAACGTGTGGCTAGGCGCTGAAATCTGCGAACGGTTGCGGAAGTCCATTTTCTGGCCTGCCGCTACCGCATCTTTCAGGCCACCATTCACACCCGAGTAGAAAACCACCCGATAACCAGCCCTGGTTGGATCGGTATTGGCCACCGGAGTGCCGCTGGCATTGATCGGCACGCTGCTGGTGACGATATAACCGCTCGTCGGGCAGATGAACGCCAGGCCATTGACGGTGATGTTTCCATTGCCCGCTGGCAGCTGCACCCTAGTAGTGAGCGTTACTACGCCCGTGGTCTTGTTGTAGACCGCATTGGCAACGCCGTAATCAGTGCCGCTGATCGTTGCCGTACCGCCGCTTACATACTCATGCTCAGGGCCAGAAGCTGAAGCAGCCTCGGCATAGGTAAGCGTATAGTTTCCAGTCCTGGTGTAAGCAAACGTCTTGGCCTCGGCGGCGCCAGTGCTGGCGTTACGTGGGAACACCAGTTGCGGGAACATCAGCTGCCCTGCATTTGGGCGTGATGCTGAATCACAGATAAACGACAGCCCCGCCAGCGTGACGCTCGCGCCGATCGTTGGCGCATATCCCGTCGCCGTTAGCACCGTTACG